TGCCCGTCATATTGCACGAGGGGGAGTTTGTCCATTACAGCAGAACCTTCTCGCCGACTTCCAAGTCCAGTTTCTTCGTGGTGATCGCCCGTGCCACAAGACAGACCATCCGACCGAGGGTGCTCGGAGCCGTCTCCGACAAGAGACCGGCAGTAGTATCAAGGTAGTAGGCCGCCCCAGGTGTCAATGACGCTGAGCCGATTACCGCTGTCCAGTCATCCAGCAAAACGTAGCCTTCGGTTCGGACTGTTATGTCCTCGCCGATGGTCGCCGAGTGCAAAGCCAAGCCAATCACCTCGAACACAGCCGTGTCCGGAACGGCGCCCGCGTATGCGTTGGCTAACTTGACCGCGTTGTCCCCTGAGACATAGACAGCCATGCCCGCCGAGATGGAGGCCTCAGCAACCATCTCGTATTCACTCGGAGGAGCGTGAAGGCCGTCCAGTGAGATGTGGACTGAGTCGCCAAGACCCATGCCCGACTCGATGCCGCGTGCCCAGTCCATGTTGAACTCGGCGGAGTCCGACATGTTCATCGTGTTGGGGGCCGGGTCATCACCGTGGTTGTTGTGCCAGTCGGTGTCGTCGTCCAGCAGCATCTCGTCGTCTGTCTCGCGATCATAGATGCTTCCCGCGAGAGTCGCGGAGTGGCCCAAGTCCATTGAAGATACGGCAATCAGCCGCTTCTCAAGTAAGCCCACTCTGCCGTTTCTCGGCACCATAGGCGTTCGGACAGTGGCCAGAGATGTGTTCATTTGTACGCCAGGATATTCACTTCAGCACCAACGGCCTCTTCGATGAATCGAATCTTCCGAAGGTCACCATTGTACCAGATGGACTCACCAGCGTGGATTCGCACGCCTTCGATGGTTGTGGGGTCAGTCCCATCATCCCGGTAGCGTACGTTTTGATTCAGGACTTGAATGAGAGCCACGCGGCCGTCGCCGATGGCCACGCCGACTGCGGTCGTGGGGCTTACTTGTCGATACCCGGCAGGCTCGACTGCGGCGTCAGCCACAAAGCGGTCAGCAAAAGAAGCCATGGTATTCTCCAGAGGGAAGAAAAGAAGAACCCCGGCAGGGCAGGACGCACCTGCCGGGGTTCGTATCGAGAAACCGGCTCAAGGCCGGTGGGGTCTATGCGTACAAGACGCAGCCCAGGTTGGTATCGAGCACGGCGACACCACACAGCATATCGAGGGTCACGACGGTGCCCTGGCTGGAGATGTTGTACTGCATCGCGACTCGCATGGCGAGATCGTTATAGCTACCGACAGCGGCCTGAACGCCAAGCGAGGCATCGGGCTTCGCCAAGGGGCGCGTGACCAGAGCCAGGGCGTCGCGATGGAACGCGAAGCACATCGACCCGTGCGGGCCGGGGAACGCCAAGTCGGCGGCCGTCACGGCGACGGTCAGCGGCTTGTCGAGCCACACGATGACGCTCGTGGTCGACACAGCGTCGATCTCGATGATCGTGTACTCGGAACGGTCACCGCCATTGGTCGTACCGAATGCCATCAACTGGCCGACGAGCGGCAGCTTGTTGGCAGCGATGGTATTGAGCGTGATGCCCTTGTCGTAGCCAACCGCGTAGGTGGCGCCGACGACGGCGGGCTCAAAAGCGTAACCAACGGCATTCGCCGAGACATCGTACTTGTAGGCATCGTTCAGCGTGACTCCCGTGAGCGTCCCGGTGAGGGCCTTCACTTCGTGGGGCTGGCCTTCGCCAGTGAACCAAACGTAGGAACCGACGGTCACGGCCGAGCCAGCGGTGACGGCCTTGTTGCCCGTATCGCCAGCGGAAGCGCCAGCGGCATGGTTCAGGGTCAGGGTGTCCGCATCCAGAAGCGGCCGGTAGTTGGCATTCTGGTCCATGAAGGTGTCGAAGCCGAGGACGCGACCCAGTCGGGCCTCTTCCAGAGCCTTACCACCGTCTCCACGCTCGTTGGCCTTGATGAAGAGTTCGGTCTTCAACATCTCGGTCTCGGCCTGCGGGGTGACGACCAAGTTGCGACCATTCGGATACGCCTTGTTGACGTTCATGATTTCTCGGGTTTCGAGAATGTCATCCTTGGCGGTCGAGGCACTCATCGAGGCCAGCTTGCCAGCAGCGTTGGTAGCGAACCGCATGACCTGACCGCACAGGATGCGATCGACCGAGCGGGCCATTTGCATGGCGGCGGGCTCCATGTAGTAGCTCACGAGTTCCTTGAACGAGAGGGAGGCCTCCTCGTCCTTGATCGTGAACGACACGTAGACATGCTGGTTCAGCGGAACCTGCACGTTCGTGCTGGAAGCGTCCTGGTTGACCACGCTGTCGGCCTGCGCCTTACGCTTGGTCGTGAACTCGCTGGGCCGACGGGTGTTGACCACGTCGCCGTAGGCGGCCACCAGCGGGGAGAAGTCACGGTGGACCAAGTTGGCCATGACCATGTTCTCTTCGAGGATGGCAAGGGACTCTTGCGCCCACAACTCGGGGATGAGGGCGTCGTTGTCGTTGGCGTAGCAAAGGGGGAACTGGTTCATTAGATGAACTCCTGCGTTCGAGTAAGTTTGTGAAAACTGACTCCCAGGTGTATTACACCGTGTGTCCCTGGTCTACGACACGGCAACAAATCCCGATCTTCTCGGTTGGTCCGATGGCTTGGGTGCGCGGTTCCCAAGCTGGACAGCTAGATCGCTATCTCGATTGCCCGACTCTCGCAAGGATCGCTTTGCGATTCTTGCGATATTCTTCGGGCGACATGTTTGCGTAGTCGAAGTTGTCCCCGTCACCAGGTGTGGCCTGGCCGGACCCAACGCCGCTTACCACGTTACTCCTAAAGAGGTTGCCGTGAACTTTTGGCAATTCCTGCATACGCTTGACAGCGTCGGCAGGAGTTCGCAGCGTGCGAACCTCTGATCCGTCTTTCTCGTCAATGTCTTGGAAGTCGACCATCGGGATCAACCTGCCATCAACGTCTTTCAACTGTGTGTCCGGAGCCAGCAGGGCCACGATGTGCCCGGGATTGAAGGCGTCGGCCCCGACGGCTGCATCTTGCAACGCTCGCTGGACCTCGTTCGTCTTGAACATGGACTCCCAGTGGTCGGCCCGCTTGCGCTCAGTCTCCAACTCGGTGCTGGACTTCGTCTCAGCCAGCTTCCGGTCGTGCTCGGTCTGCTGTTCTTTCGTTCGGTGCGATGCTTGCAGGTCTTCCAGGCGGGTCGCCAGACTGTCGCGTTCCTCTGTGGTGAGGTTCTGATTCTGGAGAAGCTCTTGGTGGCTTGTGACCAGTTCGTTGAACTTTTCCTGGTGCTTTCGCTTGTCTTCGGCCAGGATCTTGTTCAGATCGGCCTGGGTGAATTTCTTGTCTTCATTGCCTGTGGCAGCAGCAGCGGCTTTGGCAGCGGCTTCATCGGCAGCGGCTTTGGCGGCAGCAGCAGCGGCGGGGTCACCGTCTTCGTAACACAAAATGGAAACGGGGTTGACGGGACACTTGAAGAAATGTGGCATTTCCTAACCTCTCGTTAGTCGGCCCTACTCATTCTGATGATACGGTCGTCGGTGAGGTATGGCTTCAACCATCTCCACACTCGTGCCGTCGGAATACCATAGACAAGGTACTCCTGTGCTTTGCTGCCGCTGTCGTAGGTAGTACGAACGGCAGAGTATGCTTGCCGAATGACGCCAATTCTGTCGACGGCGTCTTCCGGGTCAAAACCTTCAATCAGTGCCAGTCCGATCTCGTAGCACGCCCACTCGATCTCCGTCGGCACAACAGTGTCTTTGCCTCGCGGGAATTCAAGTTCCTGCGTGGCGCCGGCCGCGATCACTTCATCGCGGTTGGGCTGGTCGATCAGAAGCTTGGGCTCCGGCCGAAATTCCGTTGACTGATCGTACATGATGAGCCAGACGGGATTCTTGACGCCCCGGTAATTCAGGGCGTCGATTAGTTGGGTGGCTTCGTTGAGGGCTTTCGGCCGGTCGTCAGGCGCAGAGTCTCCCCAGCCTTCCGAATGAAGGCGGGCGTCGAAGTAAGCGTTTGCCCCAATGACCGTACCATAGAAAGCCATGATTCACCTTATGAGTTGCCGATGCCAGAGCCGAGATTCGCCGAGCCTCCGCGAGCCTTCGCTACGGTCGCCGGTGACACGATGGGTGTCACCAGGAGCTTGGCAGGTGTCCCCTTGGGGTCAACGCTGCCGGAGTTTTGTACCGGCGGCTTGACCTTGAATTTCGCTACCATTATTCTTTGCCTTTCTTGAGGCTCTTACCGTCGCCTCGTGTTGGGTCTCGGTTGGGTTCCTTCGCTTTGGCCTTCGCATTGGCCTCGTCGCGTTCCTTCTTTCCTGAGTCACCGTCCGGATCGAGATCACCCACGCCTCGGGCCGCCATACCTCCGGCGGGCTCCGGCGGAGTCTGTGCCTTAGAGATGGCCTCTATTCGTTCGATGTGGTCCTTTTGGGCCTTCGGCCATTCGTCCTCATTGAAGCCGAGTGCCTCGGAGGCCGTCTGCCCGCCGACCAGTCCTTCCTCATGTGCTTTCATGATGACTTCCGGATCGGACGTGGCATAGCCAGCGGCGTCGATCTGATCGAAGATGGTGTCGAGGGTGTTGGTGGGCACCCGGCCGGACAGGAGCGTGGTGACGATGTTCTTCGCCAGTTCGTTCTTGACTTCCTTGCCCGGCACCGTGTACATCAGTTCGGCCAGTTCCTTGGCCTCTTTGATGCGGTCCTCGTCGTTCTTCAGGCTATAGCGATCGGGGTACTTGATTGTGGCGATCCTGCGCCGCTCGGGGTCACGACTTTCGTACGCGGCCCAGTGGGCAGCCACAGCACGTTCTGCACTCTCAAGAACCAGTCCGATATATGACAGGCCAGCTTCTAAGCCCTGGTCCGACAACTTCATGGCTTCAGCGCTGATCGCCCTCTGCCCAGTCTTGTTTTGGACGGCGAGATTGACCAGCTTCCGAATGTCGTCCTCAAGCTTCTCTTGAAGTTTGATCGACGCCAGAAGAGGCTCGGGGCTAGGGTGAATGAAGCTGGGAGTTTCGGCTTTCAGATCGTACGTCCGACCATAACTAACACCAGTCCGACCCTCGTTGCCTGCCCCGCTGTTGTCGGAAGTGTTCGAGGTGCCATCGTCATCAACGAACTCTTTCAAGTGCGTTCCGACGTTTCGCATATCAGTCTGCTCGACGTAGATCGGGAAGCCCGCTTTCAGGGCATACGACACGTCCGACGAGCCCAAGTTAAGTAACGCTACTTGGTGCTTGCATACGTCTTTGAGCAAGCTGCCACCAATGGACAGCATGTGGAACGGGATTCGCTCCAGTTCCAAGCGAATGATTGCATTGTCATCGTCTGCAATTCGATTGCCCGAAAGGTCTATAAGTTGGTCTTCTTTGTCCATCAACTTCATCTTGACCAATCCGTCGGCCGGGTCGACCCAGATGAAACGATAGCGGGAGTATCCTCCGCTGGGCAGGTGGGCCCCGTGGGCGAACCCTTGGTTGTAGTTGATGCCGCGATCTCGGAGAAGCACAGCGGTGAAGTCACCCGGCTCTTCCGGCTTGGCTACTGACCAAGACAGGATATCTTCGACGCGGTACATGTAGGTGTATGGTCGGATGTTGCCCTCATCGGCCATGGTTCGCAGACCGGAGAGTTGAGGCATGTCGACATACACGCCAACACGGCCCATGACGAGCAAGTCAGTCAGGACATCGATTCCCAAGAAGGACTGCATCGACGAACCTTTGTTGTCGATGCCGCCGATCTCTCCGGCAGCCGCACTCATGAAGTTTTCACTGCCGTCCCGTCGTGACACGTCGCGAAGTCGCTGGAAGATCGCGTTACGCACATCGTTCACTGCCGCCTTGGCATAGCCCGGGATCGGCGTCAGGAACTTACGAGTCTTGAAGTCCTCGGGTGTCTCGCGAATGCTGAATCTCTTCAAGTTCCTTTCAACGAAACGCGGGCCACTATTGTAGCAGTCACGCCACTCATACCAGTACATCTCGTCTTCCAGGTACTCTGGATGTCGTATGGCGGTGAGAAAATTGGATTCGCGTGTCATGCTATATTACCTTGTCTGCAACATCTCCAGCGGACACGATCCCTGCCGCGAGGGACAACGCTATTTCTGCGTAGTTGAGAGCGTGCGCGTAATGGTCGGGGCCAGTGTTGAGGTAGATGGCTTTTGAGTTTCCTTGGTCGTCCTTCTCGTACGTCCTGACGAGAGCCTTGATGTGGTCCTTGAATTCGTGCGACGTGTTGGCGGGCAGATGGATTCGGTCGGAGTGGAACCGGCCCATTGTGGCGTCCAGCCAGTTTGACCTGTCAACCGTGACTATCGGTGCCGAACTGTCCTCTTCCGAAATCTGCAATTCTTTCCCGGTCACACCTCGCCGGTAACGACACAGGTACACGTAACCAGGGAAGCGGCGGGCAAACCGGCGTGCGTCATTGATCTGCGGGTCCGCATCGATCACACACGCTTTGATCTGCCACTCACGCATCAGCGGATCGAGGGTTGAGAAGTCGTCTCCGGGTAGCTTCCCTTCCCACAGTAACTTGCCGTGCGCCCTAGCGTTTATGTCGCTGGTCCTGCCCTTACCGATGGTGAACTCTTTCACCACGACGTTGTTCATTTTGCCCTGGTCGACACCCATTACAATGAGGCGATTGGTGCCAAGGTTGGGCCGTTGGTTTTCCTTGACGTAGTTCCGGATCGCTGCGGCGATCTCTCCGTCGGTGACTTGGCCGCCGTCCGGAATATACGGCAAGCCCTGCTTCGAGTTGTGGAACTCTACCATCGCGGCTTCATCACCAACACCGCGAAAGTATGCCAACGCCAAGTCGTAAGGTGTCACCGTGTAGCTGTACATCTGGTTGATGTAGAAGCTTCGGTGGTCCTCGTCTACGTTTGCCGTCTTTTCCCAAAATGCTTTCTTCAGGAACTCAAGCTTCTCTTCGTGCTCGATCTTCCCTTTGCATTCCTTGCACTTCAGGTGCGACTGCCTGACACCCGGATCAGTAATCGTGTCTCCGCAGATTTCCAGGCACTCTGGAAATATGAACTCTGTCAGCCTTCCACAGCGGGGGCACTTGAAGTAGAAGTGCTCTTGCGTCCCCTGAAGGAAAAGCTTGTGGATGCCGAAGTTCGGTATCGTGGGTGTACTCAATGAGAACACGAACTTGTGCAGTTGTCCCGACAGCCGCTCCAACGCCAGCCAGATGGCTCGCTGGTCCATCTCGTCCGCTTCGTCGAGCACGAGGACGGACACGGGGATTGACTTTAGGTTCGAGTCGCCTCGTGAGCCTCGTATGTACAGGTTGACTCCGCCAGCCTGCTTCAGGCCTACTGTGTTGGTGTCCGTGAACAGGTCCTTCAAATAGGGACTGTACAGCAACGCTGTGTTGAATCTCGACTTGCTGAAGTCGCCTGCGTTCAACGCCGTCGGCAAGACGTACAACACGTCCCGCTTCTTGACATCGACCGTGTGGAACGCCACGTTAATGGCGACCTCGGTCATGCCCATCTGGGCGGCCTTCATGACCGTGCAGAAACTCGCGACCGAATCGTGAACTTCCTTGCACCACGGGTGGTACTTGAAGCTGTAAGGACCGGAGAAAGGCTCTCCCATGACACGACGGTGTAGGACCCAACGTGAGCAGGTGCCTAGTGTATGCGACACCAGCCCTTGGTTGAGTGCCTCGCCAAAGTCAGTGAGTAAGCCCATTCGGTTCTCACAGCCTAGTTCTTGTACATGCCCTGATCGTCCAGTCCGATGCTCGGACCACGGTGCTCTTCCGTGCCCATGCCGTCGGTCATGTCGTCGGTCATCTCCAGCTTGCTGCACGCATCCAGCTTGACTTCCCTCGGCTTCTGTAGTGCCTTGGTGACCTTCTTCATGGAGGCCTTCGTCTTGTCCATTTTCTTCTTCGCCTTCGCCTCCGCCTCGGCCATCTTGTTGGCGAGATCCATCTTCTTGAGATGGTCTTCAATGTCCATGAGGCCCCAGGCCTTCGACCAGATGCGGGGCTGCCCAAGGGCTTTTGCCTCACCACCACGGCCGATGATCTTCACCGGTTGGATCGTGACTTCCGTTGCGTCATCGGGCACCTCAAGGTCGCCACGAGAGCAAGAGGAGACAATGACATCGCCTTTGGGCGTTCTGCAAGTGCATTGCGAATGAACGCGCGGCCAGGGGTTAGGAATCTTCATCGTGTTTGGGCTCCAGGAAGATCGGGATCAGTGTGAGGATGAGTCGGAGAATCGTGGCCCAGTTTTCCTTGAACCAGTCGATCAGGTTGGACAGAACGTCGCCGCCCTTCATGCTGTAGATCCACTCCCTGTTTCTCCACGGGTTGACTTCGTTTTCGATCCGCTCGTTGAGTTCGGCGAGTTTCTCTTTGTCCTCGCAGACTGCCCATGCGGAATCCGCCTGCGCCTTAGTCATGCGTTCGGCGGCCAGTTCACGAGTGACTTGCCGGAGGATCTTGCGTCGAAGTTTGTTGAGTCTCATGGTTACATCTCCGGTTGGTCGTCGTCGTCGTCAATGATGCTCGCCCTGTCGACGGCTTCATAAACGAGCATGGTGATGAGCATCCACACGTTCGAGAACGCGACGACGAGCAAGTAGTGCAGTGGGCCCCAGAACATGCAGGGCAGTGCGATCCAGAACCCCAGGCAGAGCGGGCAGTACAGGACGGGCCAAGTCAACGCTTTACGCATCGGAGCAAGGATGTTGCTCTCACTGACGAGGCACGACAGCACGCCGACGGCGGCGGAGTGGACAAAGGCTAGGAGGATCGCGTCGATCATTCACAAGCCTCGATCTTTTCGGCGGTCTCCTCAAAACTCCCGACCACTTCGTAGTAGTCTATGCCGGACTTGTTGTCGTCAAAAATCGAGACGGACAGTCTGGTGCTTAGACGATCAATTTCGTTCATGCCGACAATGTCAAAGCGTCTTACGGCGATCAACCTCTGGGAAATCTTGTCTGTGAACACGCACAAATGTCTCATTGAGTTCTCTGGGTTCGATTATAGTTTGATGGGTGCGCCGATGCCGATCTCAAACTCGGTCTCCGACAACGCGAAGCCGACAGGTGCAACAAAGTCGCCGAACACCGTCGGGGCGTTCGCCGTGATCTCGCCGAGGTTGTCCGCACTCAGGTAGTATTGGGCGCCTGCTGTCAGGCCGCCGGTCTCGTCGGTCACCAAGTCCCAGGTGGCGGTGATGGCAGTCAACAGTCCGCTGATCTGAATCTCAACCGGAGTGCTATCAAGCGACTCTTCGGCCACAAAGCCAGCCACCCTGGTGGTTGGCTGGGCGTCGGCTTGGGCTGATACGGCGTTGTTGCCGGTCACGTACACGGGGGTCAGAACAATGAGCGTGTCGCCCGTGTTGTTCTGCTTCGTGACGGTATCGGCGAGGTCAAGCTTGTCTCCCGGTTGGAGGCGCTCGACCTGTCCGGCCGTGATTACCAGAGGTTTCTTGATAGCCATGGTGTCCTACCGTTATTTGAAGTCGA